GGTCATACTCAAGTAAGAAAAATTGATATTAAAGGTAAATCAACAGGTGGTAGATATTATTTTATTGATACATTTGATACATCAACTCAGTTTTTGGTTTATGAAGATGGAAAATTTAAAGTAGGAGAGGTTGAAAATGAAACTGAGTGAAGTAACAGTATATCCTAGAGTCTACAATGTGATCACCACAACAGACCCTAGATTCACTGTTGGAAGTGAAATTAAAGTATGTAACCTAAATGAAGAATCAGTATTAATAGCTATCGGATCAGGTTTAGCATTTTTCTTAAATAAAAATGAAGCGTCTTTAATACAAGTAGAGTCCAGATAATATTTATTATCAAATACTCATTTATGTTACTTAAAAACGGATCAAAAGGAGAAGAAGTAAAACAACTTCAAACTAAATTAGGGTTAAATGCAGATGGTAATTTCGGTCCTATGACTGAAGCTAAAGTGAAAGAATGGCAAGCGGCTAATGGTTTAACAGCAGATGGAATTGTTGGTGATGGTACTTGGGGTAAAATGTTTGGAGCAACAGCTCCAACTCCTGTTCCAACAGTAGCTATTCCTCCTAGTTCATTTAAATTAGATGCTTTAAAAGGACATATTCCTGACTCTGTAATTGCACAAATACCTGACACAGCTGCTAAATTTAATATTACAACACCTTTACGTTTAGCTCACTTCTTAGCTCAATGTGGACATGAATCAGGTGGATTTAAAACTGTTAATGAAAACTTAAATTACTCTGTAAGTGGGTTAATGAGAGTGTTCCCAAAATATTTTCCTGGTAATTTAGCTGAATCATACGCTAAACAACCAGAAAAAATAGCATCACGTGTTTATGGATCAAGAATGGGAAATGGAGATGAAACAACAGGTGAAGGATATAAGTACCGCGGTCGTGGGTATATACAATTAACAGGTAAATCAAATTATACAAATTTTGCTAAATTTATAGGTGAAGACACAGTTGCTAATCCTGATTTAGTAGCAACAAAATATCCATTAGCATCAGCAGCGTTTTTCTTTGATTCAAATAAACTATGGTCTATTTGTGATAAAGGTGCTGATGAAGCAGCAGTAACCGCGGTAACCAAACGAGTTAACGGTGGTACTATTGGTTTACCAGACCGTATTAAACATTTTAATGAATATTATAGTTTATTAAAATAAAGCAAAACAATGATGGAGATTGTAGTACCCATTGTGATAGCTCTTATCACTTCTGTTTTTGGACCTATACTACTTGAATGGGTTAAAGAGAAGATTAAGAAGAAAAAATCACATGATCCAATGCCTGAGTCTATTAAGTATAATGAACAGATTGAACACCAATTAGATGTTATACTTAATGAATTAGATTGTGATCAAATTTATATAGCCCAATTCCATAATGGAGGACATTTTTATCCAACTGGTAAATCAATTCAAAAATTCTCTGTGTTTTATGAAGTAACCACCCCAAATACAATCTCAATAAAGGGTGTTTACCAAAACATACCAGTATCATTATTTAACAAGCCATTAGCTGAGTTATATGAAAATGGAGAAATATTAGTACCGGATATTGAAAATGATCCTACTTATGGTTTAGAAACATTTTGTGTTGATAACAAATACAAATCATGTTATTTACTATCATTAACAGATTTAGATGGTCGTATTATTGGGGTAATGGGAATATATTATATCAATAAAAAACATAAGATAGTTAAAGATGAATGGATATTTATAAGACAGAAGATAGGGGCGATAGGAAATATAATGAGTAATTATTTACATAATAAAAAATAAACACATGACACAAATTTTTTTAGAAGCAGCTACAACTGGGTTTGGAGTATTTGAGCAATTAACTAATTATGGGGCTCTAGGTTTAGTAGTATTAGCATTAGGGGCTGTAGGATGGTATATGTTTAAACGTAATATGGCTGAGAAAGATAAAATGCAGGCTAAAATTGATGAATTAGAAAAAGAATTAAGAGATAGAAAATGACCCAATTAACTATATTTTTACAAGCCGCTGCTTCATTTGGTCCATTTGAGGTGCTAACTCAATATGGTGCTTTAGGAGTTATTGTACTTGGTTTAGGAGCTGTACTTTGGTATATGCTTAAACGCCAATTAAAATCAGAGGATGATTTAAAGAAAAAAGTTGAAGACTTACAAAAAGAATTAAATGATTATGTCAAAACAGACACAAGTAAGATTCAAACCTCTTTAGATAATAATACCCAAGCATTAAGAGATTTAAGAGAAATTATTTTATTAAGTAAAGGTAAAAAGTGAAAAAAAGATTAGCTTTATACGGTGTTTTATTATTAGTTGTTGCTTTAGTTATAACTAATGTGTTTATGGCTGGTGGTGGTCATGTTGAAGTTGTAGAGGAAAATGTTTCATTGGTAGAAGAAAATGGTACATTAACTGAACAAAACCAAACCCTGTCTTCTGAGAACCAGAAACTATCATCTGAGAACCAACAGTTAACAGAACAAGTTTCTACATTAACAGACCAGGTAGAAACATATGAAGAAAAACTTAATACTCCTACTCCTATTCGTTCTAAGTCTGATTGGAACCTTGAGGTCCCAACCAACGAGTAAATATCCTTACACAACAGTAGATGATGATGGTAAAACATCAATAGTAGTTATGACAACTGCTCAAGCGGACGCTATTAATAAAAAATTCCGTGATTTAGAATCTACAATAACACAACAAAAAATTATTATTGAGAAACAAATAGACACTATTACTCGTTATGAGCAAAAAGTAGTATTTGTTGAAGTAACTAACACTCAAGCATTAACAGCTCAAAAAGCTATATCAGATAGTCTACAATCAAAATTAGACACTATAACAAACATATATGAAGAACTTAATATGAGTTTATATGAGATGGCTACTGGGCCTACTTTGTTATATACACTCCCACCATTTGATGAATTAATGTTTTTAGATTTAAAATATTATAATATATATTCCGACCCAGATGGTCAAATTGTAATGTCTAGGATGACTAAATCTGAGTATGAAATGTTTAAAGAATGGAGAGAAAAGAATGGGAATGAGTCACTTATGAGAATTGATTACCAAAAAAAGTTTAAATTTAGTAATTTTGAAGATAAATTAACTAAAAAAAAGGTGTGGAAACATCCAAGTATTTGGAAATAAAGTTTGGCCTTCGGGCCATCTTTTATTATATTTAGGTTATGAAATTAAACACATTATTTAAAAGAGCAGTAAACGGTAAAATTAATGAATGGACCGTTGAAGTAAAAAACAATTGTTTTAGAACAATATCTGGTTACATAGATGGAGTTAAAACAAAATCTGAATGGACATGCTGTTCAGGTAAGAATATAGGTAAGAAAAACGAAACCACACCTGAACAACAAGCATTAGCTGAGGCACAGGCAATGTGGACTAAAAAATTAGAATTAGGTAGTTATGAATCAATAAGTGATATTGATACACCTAAGTTCTTTAATCCAATGTTAGCTCATAAATTTGAAGATTATAAAGATAAAATTACCTACCCAGTTTATTCACAGCCTAAATTAGATGGTATTAGATGTATTGTTAGAGCAGATGGTATGTGGAGTAGAAATGGTAAGAAAATAGTTTCAGCACCTCACATTTATGAAGCAATGAAACCATTATTTGAAACTAATCCTGATTTGATTTTTGATGGTGAGTTGTATGCTGATAAATTTGCAAATGACTTTAATGCTATTTGTTCATTAGTTAAAAAAACTAAACCAACAAGTGATGATTTAAAGAAAAGTGCTGAGTCAATTCAATATCATATCTATGATTTACCTAGTTGCAGTGGCACATTTATTAAACGTTATAGAACATTATCTGATTTAAATTTACCTGAGTGTTGTGTTTGTGTTAAGACTGATCACATTGATAATATAAATGATTTATTAGCATACTATGAAGATTATACTATGGATGGTTATGAAGGACAAATGATTCGTTTAGATAAAGAATATGAATCAAAACGTTCTAAATCATTACTTAAACATAAGTCGTTTATTGATGAAGAATA